CATCAACACCCAAAATTTTTGTAGACATATTTTGTTACTCCTGAATTACCTTGAATCTTGCCCTGACCACTCCGTGCCTGGTCAGGCCGTCGGGGTCGCGAAAAGTGTTTACCTGGTCGATTTCAATGAAATGAATCTTGTAGCCGGTTTCAGCGTATGTGTAGCCGGATATTGCCTGAATTACTGTTGCCATCATGTCCTTGCACTGCTTAAAGCCTTTTGCCCGGCTCCATACGTGCAGTGTTTCGTAATGGTCATCTGAATGGTCGGTCTTTGAGCCGCTATCAACAGTGCTGGTTTCACCAATGGTTACATACGGAAATGGCTGGTTCTCGCCGGGCTCATCGAAAACCGATATAGCGGCAGCGGTCAGGGCTTTATAGATTCCGGTCTGAACGGCAGAATAACCCGGTTGTTTTGCTGGTCTGGTCATAATGTTGGCCCACCTTTCACGGCGGCGATAACGGCCTTAAGCTCCGGCTCAAAATCCTTTTTGGCCTTGTCGAGAGCCGGCAGGAAATGAGGAACAGCTTTGGTTTTTACAGTGCCGAATTCAAGCAGGTGGCCAAGATAACCGCGTTTGCTGTCGCCTTTTTTGCCGGCGTAGGCCCAGCCAAACAGGCCATTTTTGGCCATTGTGTATTTGATTGATTTTCGATATTCGCCGGTATCGCGCGGCGCTGCTGCTTTCGCGTCTGCTGCGACTTGACGCGTGATTTTGCGCATAGCCTTTTTACAGCCGCTATCGACTTCCTTGACAACTCGATCGAATTGCCGGAAGAGCTCATGCAAGCCTTTGACTACTACGGTGCTTGCCATAATTAAACCCCCGGATTCTGCAACTCTGTGCAGACAAGTTCGAGGCGTTCGCGTTTCTGCGACGGGTCATAAACTGCGTTGATTTCCATGACTCTTGAGCCGACAACCAGGCGCATTTTCGGGGTTACGCCGGCGATAAACCGAATATCCCAGCGTGAATACTGTGCGCTTTCGATCTGGTCGGCGATGGTGTTGGCGTCGGCGCGTCTTATGATCTGGCGAGCGTAGACTTTTGCAAATTCAGACCATACGACAGTCTTGCCGCCCATGCCGTCGCTGGTGGCGGTTTCCTGCTGTATGCTGATCAAAGTTCTACGCTGTCCGACTCTGGTCATGTGTAAGGGTGCCTTTCCTGTCCGAGAAGCGCTTCAGCGCCGAAAGGAATAGAAAAAGATTCCTGCCCGGTCACAACTTCGGCGCGATTATCAAACCAGTGGGCAATCATCAGAAGCATCGCGGCTTTGATATTGCCCGTGGTCGTGTCGGCGGTTACATAAACAATGGTGATCGGGTTTACTTCGTAAAGAGTTTCCGTGGGCCAGTTCTCGGAAGATTTGAGAATCAGCCTTGACGGAAAGATAAAATCATCGACTATCACACGGTTAGTGATGTCAGTGCTTGCTCCTGCCTCGTTTTTGTAAGACAGGGAAGTCAGGGTTTTAATCGTGCTGACCGGCAGTTCAATCACGTTGCCGGCAGGGAAAGAATCACACACAGCCGTCACGGTTTTTTCTGCCAGACTCTTGCCAACAACGCCCTCAGCGTATTTTCTGGCAGCGACGATCAGGCGCTGCAACTCTGCCGTCAGGTTAGTGTCAGCGGCAAGGTCTGACGCGGTCAGCCTGCACTGCTGCGCGGCTTCGGCGACAGTTACGGGCTCCGTGGTGGGCTGGGTTGTGATCTTGTAGTTAAGCATGGTTATGCCTTAGCTTTTGCAGTCTTGGCTTTGGGTTCCGGGCGCTCTTCGGCGGGCGCTTCCGGGTCGATGGCGGCTTTTTCTGCGATTGCGATTTCATAAAGCCTGTCTGACGGATTTTCTACTATCTGACCGGGGTTGAAACATTCAATCTGGGTGCCGCCGTGAGCGAATTTAAAAGCTTTGGCAAATTTGAGTTTCATTGTTGATTACCTGCTGATGATCTTGCTGCCCTTGACGTCGATGATTGCGACCGTTGGCGTAGCGGTTGAATGATCGCCAATAAAGTCGGTAGTCATCTTCAGGTATGGCATGCGGCCTATATACAGAAATTCCTGAAAGGCTGGCGTAGTGATGTCTTCATCGACCGTGTAGATAGTGCCTGACGCGCTGGGGGTAACGCCGATCATGTCGGCGGCAACAACCGGAGTAAATGAACCATTGCTGGTTGCACAATGCTCAAGGTTGAATTCCATGCCGAGTTCGGCAGTGTAAGAGCCGGTAGAAACATAAATGCCGAACAGGTGGGCGCGGTAGTTGCCGGCGTCGATCGCGCTGGAGGTCTGATCTGAAGAATAGGCACCCGGCTCCAGAACGGTCTCAATGTCGAGCTGTGATGCAAGATCGTTACTCGCGCTCAAGCCCGGGTCGGGCAACAATAGCGTCAAAGCAGACAAGATAATAAGAAAAGCGGTAAAACTTAATTTTTTCACGATAAACCTCCGTGAGCTGAACTATACCCCGGCCGAAGCCGGGGCAAGGGTTTGATTAGCTGGCTGCGAATTTCATAACTTTGATGGCGCGAGAATCGCGCAACATCAAGCCGTATCGCTTGCTGAAGTTCAGGTAGATGTTCGGATAGGCGGTGACGTTATCACGAACGATATACAGGCCCGGTCTGACCTGAATGGTGATGCCGCGCTTGAAGTCGCCGAACGCAATCGAAAGGCTGTCGGCGGCGATGTCGGGCATTGCGTCGGAAATGGTGATCGGGTAACCGAGCAGCATGGGTTCTTCGCCCATGGTGACTTTCGGCTGCAGAACATAGTTCTCGTTGGCGTCTTTGAGCTTCATCAGTTCGCCTTCGGTGAAGCGGTTGAACAGCCAGCGAGCGTTGCGGCGGTAGGCACTCTTGAGAGCGGTGCGCATATCTTTCAGGCGGTCGACGGGGTTGACGTGGGTGGTGGTATTCAGATTGAGGAAAGCGCCCGATTTGCCGGAAAGAATCTGCTGAACTTTGCCAAATTCGCGGGCAGAATCCTGTTCGGTGCTCATGGTATATTTGAGGAAACCTTTGGTTGCGCCGTTTTCGCCGAGACCTGAAACTAGTTCAGTTTCGATGTCTTCGGCCATGACCATGGCGATGTTTTCTCTGACCCAGCCTTCCGGGTCGAAGATCAGATCGTCTTTTGCTTCTTCAGAAATCAGCTGCTTGGCGATCTTTTTGCCGTTGACCGGAGAAACCTTGACGATGGTGCCGGTGTTGGTTTTGGTGACGGTAGCCAGTTCGGGGCTGTTGGCGACTGCACCGCCGGTGATGGTTACAAGCTTGCTGTAATCGGCATCGAAGTTCTTGACTGTGCAGATGTTCATAAGGGCAACGTCTGCCATCAGGTAGGCATCAACAATACTGTCGAGGGTCGCCGGGACAGCATAACCGCCGGAGCCGTCAGAGCTGGTTGACACATCATTGCGGAACTGCGCGAGCTTAGCTTCATCCCATTTCGCCAGAGCGGCGGCAAATTCTTTGATTTTGGCTTTCGGGTCTTCGCTGGTGCCGAAGCCGGGGCGTTTGCCGGCAGCCATTTCTTTTTCAAGATTAGCGATATTTTCGCTGGTTGCCTGATAGGCATCTTGAAGCCTTGTGAGCTTCTGTTCAAGTTCGGCGGTTACATTGCCGGCCTCGATAGCTTTAATCTTCTCATCATTGGTCTTTTTGTATTCGTGAAATACGGTATTCAGTTCGTTAATAGCGGTCAGAATCTGTTCAGAACTCATTTTCGTTACTCCTTTAAAGTTTTCTTCGCGGTTTCGAGAGCGGCCAACAGCCTCACGCTGTCCAACTCTTCTTCAGCTTCCCACTGATCGAGAGCGCCAAAGCCGTTAGAAGCAACCGCACGCGCTTCTGACCGGCTAAAGCCTGCGTTACGCAGGATTCTTTCAAAGTCTCTAATGGTGGTTGGTTTCGCGCCTTTGGCGGCAATGCGGAGATCTTCGGGCACGTTTTTGAAGACAGACAGATCGAAAGCGGAATTTAGCTCAGAATCTTCGCCTTCCGATTTGTCGGCGAAACCAAGTTCAAGGGCTTTCGCTGAATCAATCCACGTTTCAGCATCCATCAGCACCTGAATTTCTTCTTTGGTCTTGCCAGTCTTGCGGCTGTAGATCTCTGCAAGTGTTCCGGCCAGCTGGCGCAACACTCCGGCTGTATGTTCAAATTCGGCAGCGTCGCCGATTGCAAGCGTCCACGGGTTATGAATCATAAGGTATGAACCCTCAGACATGATCAGCTCATCAGCGGCACCAACGGCGATGACAGAAGCGATTGACGCGGCAAGGGCTTCGACTATGACGGTGACCTTGCCCTTCTGCTCGCCGTGAGTTTTGAGGGCGTTCATAATGGCGATGCCGTCGAACACGTCGCCGCCGGGACTGTTTACCCTGACGGTAATATTGCCGGTCATCGCGCCGATCTGCTCGACGATCTTTTTGCCGTCGAGTTCGTCGTAATAGCTGCCGATTGCGCCGTAGAGCATCAGTTCATTGCCCTGTGCTTTGATCTCGCTTTTCTGGCGGGCCAGAGTTTTAAGCCTCAGTTTGTTGTTCATTTTCGCTCACCTTCCCGTCTGACTTGGGTCTGTAAAGGTCGTCGCCACCGGGTAAAGGCGGCAGGTTTTCAAGCTTGCGGATTTCGTTGACGGCCATGTAGCCGGGGTGCTGAGTTCCCCCGAGGGCTGCTTTATATGCTTCGTTGCGACTCTTTGTGTCGCCCTTCAGGAACTGTTCGGTTAAAAATTCTGCGTAATAGCGTTTGCGCTCGACGGGGTTCAGAAGGTCTTTATCGATGCGCTGCTGAATCCTGACAAGATCAGGGTTGATTGTAAATTTCACGAAGCCCCTGACCTGTTCTTCAAGGCCAGTGCCCCAGCTTGATGTTTTCTCGATCGCGCCGACCAGCCAGGGTGGAACGCCGAAAATCCCGCAAACTTCAGTGCGATTGAAGCCCATCAGCTCAAGCAGTTGGCTATCTTCAGGACTCATGGTTATTGACTGGTAATCCATGCCGCCGGTTAAAACCGCAAGCTTGCCGGAATTTGCGCCGCCGTGGGCTTCCTGCCAATTCTTTTTCAGTTGCTCCACAGCTTCCTGGCTTAAGGTGCCGGGAGCTTTCAGAACGCCTGCCGGTCTTGCTCCGTTTCTGAAAAACTTCGCGGTATGATCTTGGGCGGCAACGCTCAGGCCGATCATGTTTGCCATGTATTTGATCGGACTTATTGCGGTCCGGCCATCAAGAGTCATGCCTTTGAT